GGGTTGCCCAGCACGGCGACGGCACCAAGCGCGATCGACGTGCCGCCGGCCTTGGTGAGCTGCAGGCGGACATAGCGCTTGTGCCCGCGGTAGCCGAGCTTGAACGTGCTGTCCGCGGTCAGCGTCGCCGGTGCGTTGCTGTCCACGAAGTCGGCGCCAACGGCCTCGAAGCCGGAGCCGGATGCGTCGCTGTCCTGCAGCACAACGCCGAAGTCGCCGGAACTGACGATGGCGCCGGTGTTGACGACGAAGGCGACGCTATTGAAGCCGAGCGTGTCGACGGTGATCCCGTCGCCGGCTGCCGACTTCACCGCCGGCGTGATCGCCGGGCGCGTGCCGATGTTGGAGTACATGTCGCGCTTCATGGCGCGGTTCCTTTCTGGCGCCTGGCCTTAGGAGGTTGCGGTCTTCAGCTTGCGGAAGCGAGCGGCCTGCAACACGCGGCCACCGGTGCGGCGGGTCGCATGAAGCCTGGTCACGTGCTTGCGAGCCAAGGTGTAGGGGTCCGACAGGATCGACAGTGATATCGGTCGATGATCCGATAGGCGCTGAAGTCGCCGAAGATGATCGGGAAGTTGCCGTCGCCGATATCCGGCAGGTCGACCATTTCCAGCACCGGCTTGCCCAGGATGGTTTCCGGCTGGCCGGCGACAAGCGCGGGCTGCCATATGTACTCGCCCGTGGTGCCGTTCTTCAGCTTGCGCACCGCGGCGAGGGTGTTCCCGTTCATCGCCCAGCGGGCACCGGCCGCGTTGCGATAGGCCGCCGGCAGCGCATACAGGAGGTCGATCAGCCTGTCCGTGTTGAGGTTGGTGGCGTGGCCGTTGATCGTGTGCAGGATACCAGCATGGGTCATGAACCCTTCGGGCTGCTTGGCGCCGGAGCCATTGACGAAGGCCGTGGCCTCCTTCTTGCCGAAGTCCTCGGCGAGCGCGAGCCTGACTTCCGCTTCGGCCGCGCCGCCGCTGTCCGACAGCAGCTCGTTGCTGATATCCACATAGGTGGTCAGCTTGTCGACGGGCACCTCCAGCATACCGAAGGCCGGTTCCGATTCCTGGCTCTCCTCGAGCTCGTCTTCCCAGAGCGCGTTGGTGATCGCAGTGCGGCGCTGGTACTTCACCGACGGGGCGGTGGTGGTGCGCACCGACGCGACGGAGCGGATCGGGGAGAACTCGACCAGGTCGCGGATGAACTCGGTCGACATCTCGGCAGGTGCGAGATAGCCGGCCTGAGGATCACTGGAGACGCTGAGTGCCTTGATATCGATCTCCGGCGTCTGGTTGCCGAGCCGTAGATAGTTGAAAAACGCCTTGCGCTCCTCGCTCAGCTCCACCTTGTCCTTACCGGTCTCCGGCCGGTTAAGCTTGAGCTCGATCTTGTCCAGGCGCTCGGTGAGCTTCGGGTCGATGCCCTTGCCCTCGATCGCCTTAAGCCGGTCATCGACCGACTGCTGGAGGTCGTCCAGTGCCTTCTTGACGATGCCGGTCGGATCGTCCTGTTCGCCTTTCAGTTCGATGGCCGGCGCGCACCACTGGCGGGCTTCGGCCTCAGTGAGCATGGGCGCTCGCGTGACGCTGGCAAGCAGCGCCGCTTTGTCAGCGTGACGCATTTCAGGTTCCTTTCATGAGGGCCGCGGCCCGGTTGATGGCCGTCGCAAGAGCGATGGCCTGAAGTGCATCCTTCGCCGCAGTGACGCGGGCGCCCGGGTGCATTGGGATGGTGACAAGGGACACCTCGAGCAATTCGAGGCGCTTGATCGTGCGGCCGCCACCGGGCCGGGCCTTGGCGTCCTTCGTCTGAAACCCGATCGACAAGCCGCGCACGGCGCCGGCCTTGACCAGCGCGCGGACCTCACGGGCGCGGGCGACCTCATCGACCAGCAGCTTGCCCTTGATCGTCCAGCCGCCGGCCTTGTCCGCGCCGCTCTCCCAGATGCCCACGGGATCGTTGCCGTCATGGCCGAACAGCATCGGCAGCGGGAAAGCGGCCTTTGCGAAGGCGCCAGGTTCGATGATATCGCCGATGCGGTCGGGCGTGTCGTACTTCCACGCCAGCCCGGATATCGCGCCGGCATCATCGGCGAGCATCTTCGTTTCGATGAACAGCCGATCCATTACGCGGGCTCCGGTGCCGGCGCGGCCGGTTTGACGGTGATGTTGGGATTGCCAAACTCGCCGCCCTTGCCGTCCTTGCGCGGCCCCATTCCCAGCCAGGCGCGGCCTTCGTCGGCGCTCAGCACTTCGGATGCGCGAAGCGAGTTGATCGCCGTCGCGCGGGCGGTGAGGTCGGCGCGGCTCATATCGTCACGGTCGAACCGGATCGCATGGGTTGCGCGCTCCTCGTCGGTGAGCAGCGAGCGGCGAAGCGCGGCTTCAAGTGCCTTGATCCATGGCTCCAGCGTGCCGGACCAGAACTCGCGATGCTTCGATTCCAGGGTGTTGAAGTTCGACTTCGTCATGTCCCCGATCATCGAAGCGGGGATGTTGAAGGCACGAGCAACCTCGGCAACTTGCTCGCGGCGCATCTCGAGGAATTGCGCGTCGGTCGACTTGAACTCGAGTTGTTCGAAGTCGGCATCATCCCAGAGCATGGCGGTACTGCCGCCAGCCTCCGGACCTTCGAACGTCTCGCGCCAGTTCTTCTTGAAGAGCTCGAGGCTCTTTTCGTCCATCGGGGTCTTGAAGCGGACAAAGCCGCCGGGCCGCGCCGCTTTGTCGAAGAGCCGGGCCGCACGGGCTTCCATCATCTTCGCGAGGCCGATCGCCTCGCGAGCCCGGGAGAGCGGCGCACGATCGAACGGGCCGCGAAGATGCAGAACGCTCCGGGCAGGCACCTCGCGGCCGCCGATCCGGTAGATTGGTTGTCCGGTGTCGCTCGTCATGTCGACGTCGATCACGCCAGGCCGGTAGTGCACTATCTCGCCAGGCCGATCCTCCAGCCAGTTCACGTAGGCGACGCCGCCGCGGTCATAGCAGAGCGCCTGCGCGACGATGTCCCGCAAAAGTTCGTAACCGCTCAGCCAATCGTTGACGTCGCCGTTGAGGAGCTTCGTCACCGGGTGATCGGGCAGCGGGGTTTCGGTGCCGCTGTCAATGCTGACCACGGAGACGTCTAGGCTCGCGACGGCTTCGGCGATGGTCTGCACCGCCGCAGAAACGGCCGGCACGGTGAGCGCGATCGAAACCCCTACGGCGTAGGAGCCCGGCACCATGCCGGTGAAGATTTGGAACTCAGCCGCCGTCGGCTCAGCCAACGACTTGAGCTCGCGCTTGTCCCGCCCTCGCTTACGCTTGGACATGCACCTTCCGATCCATTGTTCACCAAAACATACACGATCACGCCTATGTCGTTCAATAAAAATGAACGACTATGCTATGATTGACCCTTGACATGAACGGCATTCGCGAAAAGCGAAAGGATTTCAGATGGTTGCAACAGTTGGGTCAGTCCAGGCGCTGTTCAACGCCGACATGCGCGGCTTCACCGGGGCCATGGTCATCGGGGAACGGGCCAGCGGCCGGTTTCAGAACCGCGTCGGCAAAGACGTCGGGCTCGTCACCAGGCACATCAACGGGCTGAGCTCGTCTGCACTCGCCATGGGCAAGAACTTCGCCGGCGGTCTCCTCGCCGGCATCGCCGCCGGCGGTCTTGCAGGTATTGCGTCTGCCGTCGGCGACATCCACCGGGGAATCGCTCAGATCGGTGATGAAGCCCGACGCGCCGGCCTGTCCGCCAAGGCGTTTCAGGAACTGAAATACGTTGCTGAGCAGAACCGCATCGGCGTTGACAGCCTTGTCGACGGCATCAAGGAACTCAACCTCCGCGCAGACGAGTTCATCACGACTGGCCAAGGCAGTGCCGCGGACGCCTTCAAGCGGCTGGGCTATGATGCCGATACCCTGGCGGATCGGCTCAAAGACCCGTCGGAACTGTTCACCGAAATCATCGGCAAGCTGCATCGGCTCGACAAGGCGGCGCAGATCAGAATCGCCGATGAGGTCTTCGGCGGCACCGGCGGCGAGAAATTTGTTCAGCTCATCGAACAGGGCGAGGCCGGCATCCGCGACACCATCAAGGCTGCCCACGATCTCGGCATCGTCATGGACGACGCCATGATCAAACGTGCCGATGAGGTCGACCGCAAGTTCCAGGCTGTGAAGACCACCGTCG